AACCATAAAACTCTGGTCGATCTTGGCGAAATTGAGCCAGCTCAGCATCTATACGGGCTTTGTACGCCTCCGGGCTTTCTCCAGGTTGCTGGCCAGGAGCCTCAAACGGCTTTCCAGTGGCTAAATAACCGAGTCCTGCAGTGTAAAGCGCTGGGGAAATTCTTCCAAGCGTGCTCTTCGCAGAGGCATCGTAAAAAATGTTTCCAAAGCTCTTAAGCGACGGATCGTCGTAGAAAGCCGTTGCACGTTCAAACATTGTTGGTCCAGTAGCTGCAGGAGACGTACCTGAAGACACTGCCGCAGGAAGTTTCCCTGATTGAACGGCCTCCATCCTTGCCACCGCATCTTGGATATATTGTGGCGCTTGCACCTGTCCTGCTGCCGCGGCAGGCTGCTGATATGCGCTAGAGACAAGTTCATCACCCGAGTAAGTAAACGGTTGAGCTGTTGGGGTCGGACTTGTAAGAGTAGCCGATCCACGAAGGGCTTCTGATGGATAGGCTGAAGATACAGGAGGAGCGCTTGGCGTGGGCACCCTACCATATTGAAGGTTGCCTTGAGCATCCACTGTGAACATCTCTCCGCCAGGCCCAGGTGCTGCTCCATATTGAAGTCCGCCGCCCTGGCCAACAGACAACACGTTCCCTTGGGGTGTGGTGGGTGGCGTTCCTGCCACCGGAGGAGCGCTTGGCGTGGTAAAGCCTTCTGTACCCGCAAGCGGGGCTTGACCAATATTTGAAGTGCCAACAGGGGTTACTTCAACAGGTGAAATGGTTCCCGGAACAGTTGTTTGTTCCATGCCTGCCAAAGGGTTTTGTGGAGTTGCAACCTCAGCTTTTGGCCCCGTGCCGTACATCTGCTTTGCTGTGTCAACAGGTGCGCTAAAGTAGTTTGCTGCTGTCTGCCTGACTGTTCCTAAAAAGCCTTGTTGCTGATAAGCGGAGGCGATTTCAGGGCGAGCAGCGAAAGCTGCGCTCCCCCCTGTGATTCCAGTAATTCCACCGGCTAAGACAGCGCCTGTCAGGCCACTGCGAAGTGCGTTTTTCAAGCCGTCACCAGCAAGAATACTTGATCCAAACCCGCCAATTGCACCCGCAACAACTGCACCACCTACTTGACTTGTTGCAAAAGCAAAACCTGCATTCCCCAAAAAACCTGCGGCTGCAGGTCCAAGAAATGCGCCCAGCGCAATGGCCATAACAGCACGTCCAACCGTGCTCTTTGCAAACTTCTTAATTCCTTTGGCAACACCCTTAATGGCTTTTCCAATACCTTTAACAATCTTGCCCAAGAAGAACTCAGGCAGCCCGGTGTAGGGGTTGATCGATCCTGATCCGCCCATGCGCTTGAGCATCATCGCCTCTTGCGGCGTGATGTGAGCAAGCATTGTGTCGCCCTGTCGGCCCATCGAGGCCATGGCACGGGCAACAGGCTTGAGCTGTGGCAATCCAACAATCCCACCGTCGGCCATCTCGACAGGAGCGCCCTCCATCGGCATCCCCTGCTCCGTGGGCCGTGGTTCACGAGCGAGGTTTTCTGCTTCTTCCACCGCCATACGCAGGGCAGTGAAGAACTCCAGATCGAATGTCTCGGGGAGTAAGTCCTCAGGTACACCTTCAGAAAGCAGGCGCTGACGGACCTCGGGGTAGTTGTTTGGGTCGTTAAATACAGCTTCAACCACACGGCGCATGAGCGCAACGTCTTCAGGCGTCAAGCCTGCATCACGGATGGTTTGTAAGAATTCTTGGACCTCGGCAGGGTCCATTTCGGAGCCGGCTGCAAGCAACTCGCGGGTAAAGCGAGGGTAGCCCATGTCGCGAGCGGTTTGTTGCGCTGCGATCAAGGGAGCAAAAGAATCGAGTCCGTTCTGATTGTTTGAGCCGCCTACCTCTGTAGGCAGGTTCATGATGCCTGCACCGTCCATGGGTGTCCTTTCCAAATTAATATACAGGCCTCGTTGGGCGCGCGCCGGGAAAGGACGCGGATTTAGCCCAAATTATCGCCTTTTTCACTAGTTCCTGTCTACTTCGAGATACGATAAATAAAAGACCACGTCGTCTTCGGAGGCTTCTACCTTTAGCTCGTCTGTGGCCTCCAAAACCAAGGGGATTCCACTAAATACGTCCATTGTCCCGTTGATTGGCAAGAACATGTCTCGCAGAAGCTTGTACCCGGTTCCCCCCAAAGGGTAGACAGTCACAGTGAGGGTGGCATCCGTGGAATTGGCATTGGTCACCCGTAAGGAGTTAAGGATGGCCGAGTTGGCTGCAGGCACCGTGTACAAGGTATGCGGCGTGGCTGCTACCGTTGCGTGATATTGGCGAAAATATTTGTTTGCCATCAGTACATCTCCGCAGAAATAAACGCTGCCGTCAGGATGACGGAGGGGATAGCGGGTCGTGTCGGGGTAGTGTTAGCGGGGTAGTACTCCAAAAAAGCCCCCGTCAGGTCAGACCACCAGGCCATTTCAAGGTACTCCGTGGTGGGGTCGTTGACCGTAAAAATGCCGGTAATGGTGGGGACCACATGCGACCAGAGGGTGGCGCTTTTCCTAGCCAAAAGATCCGTTCTAGTGTTGCTCAATGGGTAGTTGACGCCGCTGTTTTTGGCCCAAATCTCGAATTCTCCAGTAGTGTTGTCTTGGTTGGAGATCTGAAACCGCATGGTGACCAAATACTGACCAGAAAAGTCAAACTGAATCTTCGAGGCCCGTGTTCCGGTGATCGTGATACTTCCTACTTCTTGCGATGTATCTACTGTGTATACACCGACCCCGCCCGTTGTGCCACTCACCTGGGCCGTGATCTGCGTTCCAGCAGTCACGCCTGTACCGGCAATCTTCATGCCCGTTAAGATTGTTCCAGACGTCACGGCTGACACGGTCAAAACCGTCCCGGCCCCAGGGGGTGTGCCGTTGTCAATCGTTCCGGTAAACACCGCCGTATGGTCTTGGACCTTGATTCCGTATTCAAGAATAGGCGTGTCAAAGGTCACAATGTTTTCAGAAGTTGCGCCGATGTTGAGCTGGTCTTGATCCGACATCAGCATGGCGTAAGGCAACATTATCCCCGTGCTTGGCTGAAAACCCCTCACAAAACCAGCAAAACCACCCCCGGCCGCACCTCCACCGCCCCCGAACCACGCCGCCGTCGCCGACTGGTTTTGATCAGGAATGGACGTATATGTGCTGTTGAGCTGCAAAATAACCTGTTCAAGCGAACGAATGAGCTGATTAACCTGCTGCGGATCATAAGTTCCAGAAACCGCATTAGGCAGTCGAACATTGGTAATCTTGCTCATCGCAACCCGTCAGGCTGGACATCCACCCGCAACGTGCCATAACGCCACTTTGTATCCACCTCGTCACTCTCAATCTTCAAGCTGATCTGACGGCCCCTGGCCCTCGTATCCACCTTCTGCGTGGTCGGTGTAATGACATACGGATCCAGAGAGCTTGGGCTTGCCGTAGCCTGTGGGTAAGCACGTAGGAGCAGGCGAACGGTCAAATTACCCTCCTGCTCTTTGAAATCAGGAATAAACCGCTTCATTAACAGCATGTTATCGCCCTCGGCGATATCAAAATAACCCGATTGGATGTAAGCCGTGATCGCCTGATCTTCAGCATTCATGCCGTCTTCTTGGTTGTACACCGTACAACGGCCAGCCGTAAGACCCTGGATCGTCGAAATCGTTGCCTCTGTGCTGTTTGGCAGATATTGCACTGCAAGCGGCTTGGAGAACGTTCCCACATCCGCCCACGAGGTTCGAGCTAAACTGCCCACGGACCAGACGTTTTCAAGGTAGTTGTAGCTCACAAAACGATCCACATAATCGCTTGTGAACGAGCAATACCACCAGGTTACCTCATTAAACTGGGAATTAACGCCAACATGACACTTGGATCCCTGGACGAGGTTGATGTCCTTAAAGACGTAATCCTGGACCGTACAGGGAAGCTTTTTGACTGTGCCGTCAAAGAGATAAAAGGCGTTTGTGCCCATCCAAAAAGCCAGTCCGTTGACGTCTGCCGCCGCATGGGGGCTGATACATCCGCAGTTCACACCGAGCTGCTGGAAGCCAAACGTGTACGGAGGGCCAACATACTGCATACCGTGGATTGACGTGTCCGTGAAGATCAAAATCTGACCCCGTGACCGGATGGCCGAGACAATCTTGCTTCCGTCCGTCAGGCGCTGACCGCCGGCTGTGTTCGTGGCCGTTTCGGTGAAGGTGTTAAGGTCTTCTTGGTTCGAGAATCGAACAAACATTGGATCCTGAGTCGCAGGATTACCCACCGTTGTTTCTGTTCCCAGGCAAACCAAGTGCCTGTCAGGGGTTGAAACCAGTGCAAAACCACTCTTTGTTGGCGCACCAGCAATGGCCTGAGCCCGTTGATTGACGCCTGCGCTCGTGTCCCAAAGATAAATAGCGCCCCCGACTAGCTGACAGACAAGGTCCTCACCGAAGTTGTCAAACTGCCAAACCCTTGAGGTCAGCACGTTTGCAGCAGAACCTGGACGCGCAGTGCCCCAGGTGGACAAGCCCCACGTTCCAACACCCCAGCCATAGTCAAAGTAGCTTATGTCTGTACCTACAGTGATCTGGTAAGCGGCGACCGTAGAACCACCACCATTGCCAACATCAGATGCATTCGCCGTTACGGGGACCGTAATACGGTAAGTCGTTGCGCTTAATATTTCTTGAATTTCATACTCTTGGTTGAGCACGTCGGACGTCACCAAACCGCCCAAAGAAGCCGCGTCTGTGAAGGTCACAAAGTCGCCCAGCGATGCTCCGTGGTCCGAGGCCTGTGTCACAACAACATCGGAAGACCCGTCCGTGGCCGCAAACGTAATGTCGCCTGGATCGGTCGTTTCTCGTATCGGGGTAATGTCGTACCAGCCACCACCGTAAGCCACATAAAGCTTGCGTGTGGTGCCAAGCACTACGTAAGGGGCGGAATTTAAGTCATTCCAGGCATAGATACGGCTTGCAAGGCCAACAAGGTAGGTTTTTGTGTCACCGAACTGGGTCCACCCGCCGATCTTTTCAGGCAGCCCGTAACGGAATCGAACGTAGTCGCTATCGATCCAGCCGCCTTCAGCGCCGTATTCGGTGTTTTGCTTGTCGATTCCGGGCCTAAAGGCCAGTCGGGCGTATGCCATTTATGCTACGAGTCCTGGTAAGTAGACGGTTTTCCCGCCTTTTTTGGTTGCCGTTAACACCTGATTCTTAAGGTCGTTCGGATCATAACTGACATGAACCCAGCCACTGTCCGGCACCCCAGGGGTATAAAACTCCAGGATGAGCTGCCTAAATTGTAAATTATCCTTGATCCACTGGGCAACCTCAGCATTAGCTACCCCAGGAATCTCGATGTCGGCGGCAAACCCCTTGCAATGGTCTGATGTTGGAGATCCACCCACCTTTGAATTAACCAGAGGATGCCTAAATCCCGAGTTCACCTTGACCCCCATACCGTAGTAGTCACGGACTTTTTGGAGAACTTCTTCGCAAAGCACCCGCATGTTGTTAATTTCAGAACTTTTTGGGGTGTTGTCCATACCAAAGCGCAAAGCCGTCTCGGATTTGGTCATTTCATGCAGAGTAAAATTCTGAGTGAGGTTCACTTTGTCACCCCTTTGTATTTCTCGAAAGTACGTAACCCACCAAGACCGAGCAGGCCACCAAGAACCGTCATCAACGAAGCCATATCAAACTCAGGCAGCGATGGGATGGGGTGCCCGGCGTAGGTCATAACAAAAATAAGCAACGGTTGGATAACAAAATGGTAGGCGAAAGCAACACCACACACCCAGCCAATGAAGGGGCGCCAGCCGCCCTTGAAAATAGAATTGCTTGCAGCTTCAACCTTATTGACTTCGATCTGCGCCATCGCATTTTCATGCGCTTGTTTCTGTGCCAAAGTCGCAATTTCATGCGCCAATTTCTGCTTCTCATTGGCATCAGGGATAAATTTATCAAGCAACGTCGTAATTGGATTTATAAGTTCTAGCAACATCACTATCCACCCATACTAATAAGTTCGACCGCCATCCACAGAATCGAGATCACCCCAGCCGAGCCAGCAAGAATCAACCCGCCTGTAAAGCAAGCCTCAAAGAAGGCCCGTCGGCGTATAAGCTGGTCTTGAATGGCCTTGATCCGCTGCTCACGAATCCTGCGTCGGATGCTATAAAACTCCCGCAATCCGTCCATACCCAAGTGGCACAGACCGCCGTACAAAAACTCGTGCCGGATCTCAGCTTCCATCTCCCGCATCTTGACCTTGGCAGCGTAGGCATCAAAGGCTTGCTTGGTGTCGTTACTGAAGTCGAGCTTCTTAAATAACGGCGGTTTCTTAGGCTTGTCCGATACCTGCTCTAGTACATCAGCGGCTTGCGCCCACTTTGACAACTGACTCCATACGTCCTGAACCTCACGACCGACAGCGACCGCTTTCTTGATACCACCCCATACTGCTGAGATGGTTGCTAATGCAGTAATTGGATCCACTAAGCACCTTGCTCAGCCTCAACCCACGAGGTAGTTGCTTCATCCCACTGGTAACGCTTGGGTGGTTCGCCTGTACCAGCATCAGCAGGCATGGCTACTGGGGCATCCCAAAGGCATGAATCTTCGTTTAGAACCCAAGAAGCAAATGGCTTTGGTGGAATAAAAGCATCTCGGTCTGCGTCATAGGTATACCCTAGACCTGCGTAATTCTTGCGGAAGGCTTTGCTTTGGTCTGCTGAAGGTTGACCGTCAGCACCGTAATGAACGCCACCCCGGGTGTTATAAGATGTGCGCTTGTATATCCAACCGTCATGCGCTAATTCGTCCTCACGGTTCTCGTCGTCATCACGACCGACGGTGACGAAGTCTACGATTCCATTTTTAATACGAGCGAAGTGTGCCAAGTTGATTCTCCTTACTTAAACGGTTTGCCGGTGATCCAGCTTACTAACGAATAACGGGTTCCCTGCGTAACAGGCTTAACCTCATGCAAAACATAACTGGGGAACAGAGCAACAAAGCCCTGATCCTTCTTCATCACTTCAGCCTTGTCACCCAGATACAAACACAAGTCACCGCCTTTGTAATCTTCAGGC